GGCACTTTACCCTTAACGATAATGTGCAAGCCTTTACCTGAAGGGCTTACTTCAGAATAGCTATCGAATTCATGTGCAATTTTGATCTGTCTATTTAGATCAGATTGGTAATTAGGATTTGGAGAACCATCCGCCAAAAACGACGGGTCATCCAAATCAATTCCGCTATAATCGGTGCCAGTGAATATAAACCCCAACCCATCATAGCTACCAAGAGCCAGGACATTAAAACACTCATCAAAAGCACTAAACGTTTCTGGATTGGTGACACTGCACTTATATCCATTCGGCTGATAGGGAACCTTAGTCGGTTTGCGGCCGTCAATGTGTACAAACTTCCACAAGCACCAGTTTTTAAGCGAGCGCAATTCTTCTGGAACGTTAGAATAGTTTCCAAGCATGATTATTCCCGGCTAGTAAGGATACTAGCTAAAACTTTAGAAATTAAGATTTAGTTAATTGGCTTAGACGTTCGATATCAGCTTCAATTTCCTGCTCTGCTTTGAGGGCATGAATGGTTAGCCGCTTCATCACTTGCGCGATGGATAAACGCTGCTTTAGCCGCTTTTCCAGCTTGGAACGCAGCAATTCGATATCATCCACAGCGCCATTGGTGATGCTGATCGTTAACCGCTTAGGAGTTGTGGGCATGCTGGCTTTCTCTGATTTGTCGTCGCTCGAAAGGGGTACTGCCCTAAGGTACAATGGGTCAAGAAAAATGAAGCATTGACGCACAATTTTTTTGGGGATACATCTTAAACCATTCAAAAGCCCTTGCGGGGGCTTGCCAACAGGAACAAAGGAGAGCACATGAGCCGCCTACCTAAAAAGTAGCAGCTAAAAGCTGAGGCTGAACAATATGGCGCATACTGCCAATTCAAATTAATGAAAAATATAAATGTAACAGGGATAAATGTAATGAGTAATCCTTGGCTACCTGGACTGTTGAGACAGCTATCTAAGAACCAGCTAATCAAGACGTGGCAATATGACGACGCCTTGAAAGAAGCCGCGGGTGAATTGGAAAAGCTGGAAAGAATAGAAAAAGCTTTACCAAATGCTTCTAAGGAAGAAATATTTAAAATTATCAGTGAGACAACTAAACATTGACAACGTATTGCACGGATGCTAAGGCATCTGTGCAATACACTTTAATGAGGAATATGAAATGAAAAATGTAAGCCTTATTATCACTAACACCATGGCTCCTAATTATATCCCTCTTGCTCATCCGATGCAGCAGCCTGTTCCTGTTGTAAGTCCTTTCATACCGCCAAAAGTCTACACTGTATCGTTTAGCGCGCAATTCGATGAAGAAGCATGGGCTATTAAGTTTGCAGCCGAATTGCTGGATAAGGTTGCAGGAGATGGTGAATAATGCCAGACATCAGGGAAATACTTAATGCTCTGGACATTGATAATCGCGCTCTATGGTCTGAACAGCGCACTATTATGCGCCGCAGCTATCTCAATGCCCACAATCAAACTGTTGGCATGAGTCAATGGTCGCATGAGGATGATGCTTTTCTAGACCTAATCGATATTCGTTTGGCGTTGTTGTTTGATCGCGCTGGCTTGCTCCATTCCACTAAAGAAATTATTGGCAATGGGGATGAGATTGAGCAGGAGCTTAAGGAAAAGGACACACAGCTAGCTCATATGCAGATGATTGGCAGAGCTAGGCGTAATGTCGAAACACTTCCTCTTGATACTAATGCAGACAGAAGTGAAGCTAGCAAAACGCTTGAAGGTTTTGCATCTGATTGGGCTAAGAAGGAATAGACAGATGAGTGAATGGAATAATAACTGGAACACAACTTACGCTTTTCCTGATCAAAATGACGCTGCTCATTCAAAGCCTGATCCTATGGAAAGCGGATGGCCTACTAAGAATTGGGCTCAGCCAGCACAGCCGGTCAACCCTCTTATTCAGGCTGAAACTTCTCCTCCTGGTGGTATAAAGCAGCCTTGGCCTAAAGAAACAATGGAGTTTGACAAGGCGATGGCTCAGCCGGTAAATCCTCAGCCTAGCAATCCTTGGGATGCTATGAATGAGGATACCCTGCTGCTCCTCTGGAATGGTAAGAAAGCCGCCATTGAGACGGCTAAGGCTGAGGAAATGGAGCTTCGCAAGTACATTGTTGGTCGCGAGTTTCCAAAGAAGCAGGAAGGCACTCAGCGCAAGGAACTTGGCAATGGCTATGAGCTTAAGGCTGTTGTAAAGTACAATTATAATTTGGCCGATAACGATACAGTTGAAAAGTGTCTTGATCACATCTCAGCATTGGGCAACGAAGGCCCGTTCATTGCCGATCGTTTGGTTAGCTGGAAGCCTAGTTTTCTTAAGTCAGAATACAATGATTTGCTTGAGCGCAAGTCTAAGGGTGATGAGCGTGCAATTAAGATTTTGAGCATTATTGATCAGATGTTGACGATAACTGAAGGTGCTCCTACTCTTGATATTGTTGAGCCGAAAGGTAAGAAGAAGTGAACATTAAAGACCTTAAGCCAGCAAATGACTTCGCTCAAAACTTCGGTTGCAAATGTCTAATTTTCGGCCCTGCTGGTACCGGAAAAACTCCGCTGCTCAATACAGCACCGCGACCATTGCTCCTAGCTACTGAGCCAGGATTGCTATCTATGAGAGGTTCTAGCATTCCCACGTATGAGGCATATACACCTAAAGCTATTTCAGAATTTTTTTCTTGGTTTTTCAATTCCAATGAAACCAAAAATTTTGATACGCTTGGAATTGATAGCGCTAGTCAGATTGCAGACATCTATTTAATTGACGCTCAGAAGAACAATAAGCATGGTCTAAAGGCTTACGGAGAGATGGCAGAAAGCACAATGGAGCATCTTAGGACGCTCTATTACACTCGCTACAAACACACCTACGTAGTGTGCAAAGAAGAAATTAAAGATTTGGACGGTCAAACAATGCGCCGTCCATATTTCCCAGGCCAAGTGCTTCCTATCTCTGTGCCTCATCTTTATGACTTCATTTTAAGACTTGCAAAAACAAATGTACCGAGAATACAAGGAGAAACACTGGCTTTTCAATGCCAAGGAAGCTATAATGTGCTTTCAAGAAATAGAACTGGTAACTTAAGCCAGTATGAGCCGCCAAACTTTTCAGACTTGGTCAACAAAGCCATGTCTGCTCCACCGATGACTTATTAAAGTCATCTAATTTAACCAAAAGGAAAATTATCTATGCCTCCGATGAACGGTTCTTTTAACGCTAATCAATTCGAGCCAAATCAGGGTGGTGGCGGTGGTCATCCTCCTGCCCAGAAGGCTCCTTTCCGTATCACCAATACTGCTATTAAAGAAAATAGCTCTAAGGATGGTGGATTTTTTGAAGTTGAATTCACTTCTCCTATGGGAAGTCTGATCCAGCGTTATAACATTTGGAATAAGACGCCTAAGGCAGTTGAAATTGCTCACGGGCAGCTTTCGGCACTTTGTCGTGCAGTCAATATTTATCAAATTGATTGGAGCAATGAAGGTGCTGCTTTGCGCAATGCCCAAGGTCTCATGGATGTGGGCTATCAGAAGGGTGAAGAGCCTTCTCCTGATAATCCCAACGCCAAGGGCTATACGGAATTGAAGCGTGTCTATGACATGGCTGGCAATGATCCGTCCAAGCCCGGTCAAGCTCAGCAGGCACAGCTCCAGGCTCAACCTGTCCAGCAGGTGCAACCTCAGCAGATGGCCGCTCAGCCCATGACAGCACAGCCAGGAGGAGGCTGGGGCGCTCCGAATGGTAGCCAGCCTCAACAGAGCCAGCCTCAGCAGAACGGCGCACCAGCGGGCTGGAATGGACAGGGAGGGGCTATTCAGCAGCAGCCTCAGCAGAGCACTGGACAGGCTTGGCAGCCGGGTCAGAATGGCGGGGCTCCCGCCGGCAACCCTCCGTGGGGCTCGCGTCAATAATCATCAGTACCGCTAAGACTAACACAATTAGGTACTGACAACTCAGGAGTGCTTATTTTCCGTGGTAAGCACTCCTATTTTTTGAATGGAAATATTTAATGCTTAATCTTAGCTTGCCCACAGATAGAGCCAAATTAGAGCAGCTTTTAGCTGATGACATAGACCTATTTTGCGAAACTTATTATGAGCAAGGTCATAGAAACCATTTAGGAGCTTCTGAAGTTGGCGAGCCATGTTGGCGCCAGCTTTGGTACAAATTCAGATGGGTGAAGCTAGAACGTTTTGACGGCCGTATGATGCGGCTATTTAATGTTGGTCACTCTGCTGAGCCGCGTTTTGTTACCTATCTTCGTGGCATTGGATTTGAAGTTAGGGAGTATTCTCAGCAGCTATGGTATAGCGAAGCTTTGAATGAATATAAGGCTTTGGATTGGGATGCTGATCTTTCAGGAGGGACAGGCTCATTCGAACCTGTTGACGATCCTTTCCATGTGACAAGGGCCGCTAAGCTCGGCATTCAGATCAAACAATACCGCATATTAGGAGCTAACGGCCACTATGGCGGCTCATTGGACGGTTTGTGCAAAGCTCCAGCACGATATGAATTGTCTGAAGATATCATTTTATCACTTAGCTTCAAAACCAACAACACAGGGCAAGGATACGACAAAGTAAGCAAAGAAGCTCTATCTAAAGCCAAGCCTAAGCATTGGGCTCAAGAATGCCAGTATGGCTATAAGATGGGTATTCGCTATTGCATCTATATGATTGAAAATAAAAACGATAGCGATATCACTTTTAAAGTTATTGAGCTTGATTGGAATTATGGCAGACAGCTAGAGGACAAAGCCACACAGATCATAAACTCTAAAGAGCCTCCTTCCAGGATCAGTGAAAACCCAAGCATGTTCGATTGCAAGTTTTGTACGTTCGCTGGCATCTGTCACAGGGGTGAGCAAGTAGAAAAGAATTGCAGGTCATGCCGCAATGCTGTGCCGACTGAGAATGCAACTTGGACTTGCAGCCTTCACAATGGTGTAATTCCGAAAGACTTCATTAAATCTGGCTGCTCTGATTGGAACCCTATTTAAAATGCAACTCCGTTATTACCAGCAGGAAGCATTAGACGCTCTCTATAATTATTTCATGTCTGGAGCAGCAGGAAACCCGCTAATCGGGCTTCCAACTGGCACAGGAAAGAGTGTGCTCCCTGCTGCATTCATTCAAGGCATCATGAGGAAGTGGCCACAAACCCGCTTTCTCATGGTGACGCACGTTAAAGAATTAATTCAGCAGAATGCTGAGGAGCTAGAAAAGCTTTGGCCTACTGCTCCTTTGGGGATTTATAGCGCTGGCTTGAAGCAGAAAGACACTGCGCATCCGATCATCTTCGGAGGCGTGCAGAGCATGATTAAGCATCCAGATTGGTTTGGTCACCGTGACATCGCTTTTGTTGACGAAGCACATTTGATCTCAGGTGACGACGCTAGCCGCTATCAGAGCTTTTTTTCTTTTATGAAGCTGATCAATCCGAAATTAAAAATAATCGGGATGTCTGCAACGCCATATCGAATGGGTCTAGGTCATCTCACTGATAATGGGCTGTTCACAGATATAGTTTATGACAAGACTAGCCTAGAAGGTTTCAATGAGCTTTTAGCCGCAGGCTTCATGTCACCTCTTGTCCCGCTTCGCACCAGGACAGAGCTAGACGTTTCCAATGTCAGTGTGAACCAAGGCGAGTTTATCGCGACACAATTGCAAGGAGCTGTAGACAAAGCTGAGATTACATTCAGTGCGCTAA